TCAGACTTTAAACTCTTGGCTGACATCAGGGTAAAGCAAGGTCCATTTACCCTCGATGAGCCGCATTTTGCTTCTTCTGCGTACCTGCTCCTCGTATGGGTCAATCAGGTACTTGAACTCTGGAATGACAAAGTCCGGATGATGACGCTGGTACTCGACCTGGCCGGCAGTCGGCTTATCGGCTTCCCAGTCGATCATCATCAGGCGCCGCCGCTTGACGACAGCGAGATTTACAATTTCCAAGCTTGCTGGATCATGGCGCCAGTATGTCATGAGATAAGTATCTTCGGCCTCGTCCAGCGGCATCTTATACGTCGCTTTCTTCCAACGCCCGTTGACCAGATACTCAATTCCATAGACCTCAACCGTCTCAGACATGTTTTTTCTATAATTTGTACTGTATATTTGCACAGTATCAGAAAGAAACAAAATCGTGAAGATGGCAATCAAAAATGAAATGTCGAGTCGTCAAATTGCGAGCGAACGGGATAGCGGTCCCAAAGTACAACTTGCCGCGAGAGCCGCGGAGCGTTGGCGAACTCGAGATCATCGATACGCGAGAACAGGCATTCAATCGAATCGTGAAGCTGGCACGGCTGACGACGCGCTATGGGGACAAAGAATTCATCAGCCAGCTCTATGAGCCGCACGTCCTTTGGATGGCGGGCGATCGGTTCACGTTGACCGGATTCGAGCGGGTGAAAAAGGGCGAGCAGGAAATTGATTACGCGCAGTCTTGGCTGTGCGAGGTGGATAAAGGGGAGGGGCAGTGATGGAAGCGTTAGAGTGGGCGGACATAATCGCATTGGGATCTGGTTGTCTCACGCTGGTTGGCGGGCTGGCGTTGCTGCTCATCCGCCCTTGGAAAGTGCGAAACCGGGGAAAGGGAGAAGGGTAATGAAAGAACGAAGCGCTCTTGAGCGGCTGGCGCATGGCGAGCTGTGCTATGTGATCAATGGGGAAGTGGTACGCGAAGCGGAATGGAACGAGATCGACGGTCACTTCTATTTCATGGACGATGGCTGGCCGCCGTCATGCTCCGCAGATGAAGCCGAAGAGTGGATGCCGGCGGGGGTGGCGTTTTGAATTACCGGGATATTGCGCTGGCGTGCTGTGACACCATGAAGGGGAAGAAGATTGCCCGGGCGGTATGAAGAATTTTCGGGCGATGGCCACACCGCGGACTGTGCTGCACTTGGTCGGTATAGTCCGCGCAGCCACGCCGGCCGATGAAGTCGAAGAATTGCGAACGCTACTTGGTGCTCTGGCGGATTACATGGAGCGGGTGCCCGATCCGGAGGGCAGGATGTCCGATCAGGACCGGGAGACGATGGTTATGAACACAAGGCTAGCATTATTTATTTAGAATGAACACGAATTATTTTTTCACGGCACATGTCATGCAGATCAATTTTTATTATTTTGCAGCGTTGCAAGGATAGATTGCTCAAACTCTTTAGCATCAAAAGAAAATTTATGTGTCTTGTTATTTAAGGTTCGGCTGACTTGAAAATTCATTACGTGCATCCGACCAGAACCAACACCAAGCGAAATTCCTGTTCCTTCAATTAGAATTCCTTTCCCTCCGATCATTGCGATTCCTCCGGATAGCGATGGAGGATTGTTCGTACGTGAATCTACGTGTATGCCAACAGCTGCGCCGACGCATCGGAACTGCGACAACTTAATGCTGTAAAGTCCATTTTTATGAAGTTGCTCGACCCGAAGCCCCTCGTTATCAAAAATCAACCTGCAGTTGTCTTTATATAACTTCAATCTGCGAATATTGATTTGGCTCGGTGGATGAATTTCAAATTCCAACGAAACCGAGCGAGACGCTTTCATTATTGTTACGACTGGGCCAACAACATTTGCATCCCAAACGCTGATCGGGGTCTCCCATACATTCTTCACAATCCTGGCACTTTCTATTCCCTCTTCATCGTAAAAGGTGCCGGAAATTGTTGGGAATTTTGAAGTCTCTGTAGGCGGGTCAATTTTAAGAAGAGTTTCGCCATTGATCTCAATAAGACTTTTCGCGGATTCAAAAACACATGTTCCCATAACAACCGTCAATGATGGGCTTGTGAGATCAAGTTCGTCGTTTGGCCTATCCGCCTGATTATTGTTCTGAATTTCCTTGTAGGCTCTTTTTACCGTTTCTTTGGAAATTCTATTTCTCGTTACTTTGGAATGACAGGTCCCACAAAGCAAACATATATTCTCAGGGTTATGCTCTTTGGCTTCAGAAAATTCTGGATCTATGTGTTCGTACTCGCAAATTGCAAGACGACATAAAACGCATCCGAATTTTGACCGACGTCGAATTTCAAGACTGGTTGCCTCATTGATATATCGGGAAAGTCCGAACTTGTTTTTCTTGGTCATATAGCTTTATGCAAAAATAGAATCCGCCGAAGGAATAATGACAGCGAACGTTAATCTTACTTGAAAACAAGCACACACTCCGCCTCGCGCCGCAGCACCAACCCCTTGAGCACTTTGCCGCCACCACGTACCCACTTCCGAAACTCCACCACGGCCGCCTGCCAGTCACCGGCATTGACTCGCTTCCGTAGCGTCGAAGCGCCGAGATTGCCGGCGCCAAGGTTGAACGCAAAGTCGATCAGCGCGGCCAGCCGCTCCGGTGTATTCACGTTCGGGCAGAGCTTCAGCACCGCAGGCAGGTATACATACCGCACCAGGTGCAGCAGCATGACCTCCGCCGTCTCGCGCGTGATCGCAGGATCGGTCAGCCGGACCGGTCGGCCGTCGAGGTAATAGGTGCTTCCGTAGCCGATCGTCGGGACGCCTGCCGGGCAGAGGTATGGCAGCAGGTAAAGTCCCTCGAACCGGCGGCAGAGCGCCGCCGTTACCTTGACGGCCAATTCGTAGAATTCGGCCTTGGTCATTTGCCCCTCTTGAAAAGAGTCCGGTCCGCAACGAAGATGCCCAGCGCCGCGCCGACCAGCGACCAGCCTTGCTCGTCGAGCGTCCAGTTATGTCGGTAAAGGTGCAAGGTCCAGAGCAGCATGCAAAGCGTTGCCAGCATAGGCCGGATGATGCCGTTCCAAAGGTCCACCCAGTAGATGCCGGTTGCCTTACCCGTCAGCTCGACGACCCGCCCGAAGATATCGGCGTCCAGCTTGCCGACGTCCACCTCTCCCTGGACGCGGATAGTCTGCACGCCGAGCTCGTGCTGCAGCCGGATGGATTCCTGCATGCGTGCGTGCTGCGCGGCGTCGATCTCTGCCTGCAGACGCAAGCGCTCGATCTCATGCTTGTGGTCCTGCCTGGACGTGATCCATGCACTGATCTCGCCCCAGAGCATGCGGAAGACTGAGCCCCCAAAGAAGGAAATGAGTGCCGCCAGCATCATTGGCCTCCCTTGCGTTCCGCCGCATGGCGTTCCAGCTGGCCAAGCCTGGACTCAACAGTGGATAGCCGGACCTCATGGTTCTGCAGCTGCGCGAGCCCGCCGATCTGGCGATCCCACATCGTAGCGACACGTTCGTTCGTCGCCTTGGATTCGGCGATCAGCGCGTCCAGCTTTTGAAACGTGACGCCGGCGGTGAAGACGGCACCGAGCAGCAGCGTTACCAAGCCCCATACGGGGATTGCGATCGGCACGTTCAACGTCCCTTTGAATTTTTCCGGCATGTTAGCCCCTTGAAAGTAAAAAGGCCGCTCGAGGCGGCCAGGTGGTGGTTATTGTTTTCAGTTAATTGCGGAGAATACGCCAGTGATTCAGCAGCACCAGCGCATATCCTGCAATCAGGATCCACAGCGCAGTGCGCAGCGCTTCGGACTCGTCGAGGAAATGCCAGAGCAGCACCATTGCCAGCACCTTCCAAACAACCAAGGTGCGCATCAGGCCGTAGCGCTCCATCAGCCAGTTCAGAACCGGATTCAGCTCCCGGCCGCCGCCCGCGATGATGCGCTGCGTAGTCCAGACGTCCAGCAGCTGCTGCGCGACCAGGAAGGCGAACAGGATCAGATTGCTAACCATACGACCTCCCGTTTCGTCGGCATCGGAATCAGCGGCAGGATCTCGCGCTGCTCGTCGGTCAGCGGGCCGTAAAGGTTCGCGTGATAGCCATCGATCGGCGCTGTGACCTCGACCGTCTCTCCGTCCACAGTCACGATTTCGCCAGTCGAGCGACAGATCGTGCCAATGACGCAGAGCGAGTAACCCGCCATGATGACGCGCTGCGTCTGTCCTTCCGGATCAAGCTCTTCGCGGACGATGCCGGCGGCGATCAGTGCAGCCCACAGAGCCGCCGCTGACTCGGCTTTTAGAATGTGATCGTTCATAGTGCGGTCCTCGCATTGAGTTCTGCCAGCGTGATCTGGCGGCGGAAGTAGCGGAAGCGTTCAATCCACATGTTCATTGGGCCAAATACGATTTGTGAAATCGCACTCGGAATGTCCGCATTTGTATCAGTGCCCAGTGTCGATCCATTAAATGAACCCTGCACATTGTCTCGCTTATAGCTCAGGCCATATTTGAATAAACTTCCCGCCGTGAACGGAACGAAGGGCATACTGACCTGCGATACTCCTCCGACGCTAACTACAGACTGAGTTACAAATCCGGATGTGGCAAACATCCCGATTCGGTTGTTGTTCGTACCGTCATTCAACTGAACTATTGCGCTGCTCGAAGCTCGATTACCCAAAGGTATCGCGTCAATTATTAGTGTGCCTTCATTCGGGTTGTAGACATTACCGACTAATGCTGCGAAGAGTGATTCAGCAGATCGAGATGTCGCACTGCCGCTGGAATGGATTGGCGATGTAGCAAATGGCGACAGTTCATCAACTGGCTTACCAATGCGGAAAGTGATGTCAATTGGATCGACTGTGTTAATTGCACCCCACATTACGCCCGGCCTCCAATATGCCGCTGTTGCATTCGAAATTGCCCGCGTCAGTGAGCGGCGCTTCCACGTTCCAATGTCAGCCGGCGTAGCTTGAGTGATCAATCCGAGCTGCGTGAATGCACTGTCATACTCAGATCCGCCGAGATGGAAAGTGGTGAGATTATTTGTACTTCCGCCGATCAGTTGCAACCAAGCCGAGGTTGTTCGGGTATCCCCAGCAATCGCTGAAATCCCACTCGCGCCTTCGAAGTAAATTGCATTGCGCCCGGTCGATGTAGGGATACCATAAAGACGGTAGTCGGAATATTCGACTCCTTTGTACACCCCAGAACCGAGCACATCCAAGGTTAGAGCTGAATTTTTAGCCACTACCCAGTTAGTTGGCGGCAATCCATTAACTAGGCTGTTTCCGCTTCCAGGCGTAGAAGCCGGGACCAAGCCCTGCATGTTGTTGACCTTGACCCCGTTAATGCGAGAGTCGCCTTCATACAGAAGACCTCGACAGGCAAGCGTGTCCGGGTCGTAGTCGATGCGGCCAACATTACTTCCGAGTGGCTCAAGATTACCGGCGGAATTGAAACGCATCGCGCCACTTGTCCGCGTTAGTGTCAGTGGCACACTTCCTCGCGTTGGGGCCATTGATGCAGCGTCTTTGAAAAGATATTCCAGGTCAGCGCCATTGCTGGCCGCCACCGCTTGCGCCTGAAACAGGATGTTATTTCCGATACCGAGCATTGGTCACCTCAAAAAAAATCCCGCACTTGGCGGGACTGGTGGATGAAAGAGAGATCGCGTCATAGTGTGGCCGCTTGGATGAACAGGTCGTCGAGCTGCGCCTCGGTCAGTCCAAGCAACGGTGCGAGCGCGGCAACCAGCTGGCTATTGCGCTCGACCGTGGCCGCGTATTCCCATTCGATGCGCGCTGCCTCGGTCATACCGGCGACTGCCTGATCGACCGTCGATAACATACCAGCACCGAGCAGCGCGAGCCGGGCCTGCCGCATCGTGACCTGCGCAGGCACGACGGGCGCTGGTTCTGTCGACGGTGCGAGCTCTACGCCGGTCCGGTCCGCATTTGCCTGGTACGCCGTCCATGCAAGCCGCACTTCGTCGGAGACTTCGATGAAGCACTCGGCGTGCTGCTCCTGCAGGTCTTGCACGAACGCGCCGGTCAGGTTTCCGGCTTCGTCATACGTCACATAGATCATGAAACCCTCCAAAATTGCGCTTCGGCATAGACCTCGGCGGTACCGCTACTGGCTGCAAATCCGAGCCCCGATGAATGAACGCCCGACGTGTAATGGCGCACCGCAAAGACCTTTTGCGCAGCGATCGTGAATCGTCCCGATACCACTGATTCGGCGGTGACCGACATGGTATTTCCAGCAAGACTAGACGATCCAACCTGCTGCGTTGTGGTATCTGTGACGTTGTAGAGCGAGGCTTTGTGCCCGCCGACGCTGTAGGCCGGCACCCGGATGCGGAAGTCATAAGTACCGGCTGGAAGCGTAATCTGGTCTGACGCCAGCGCCGCGCCGGTAATTGAGTTTGAAACGACAGTGTTCAGCGTCCGCGTCTGCTCGCCGGCCACCGATGCACCGCCGAAGGTGCCAGATGCTTTTTCATCTCTGACGTGCAGATACTGCTGCGGTCGTTCCTGCGCGATCGCACGCAGCGCGGTACCGTCGCTGTAAATGAGTCCCTTCCATCCCGGAAGGATCGTCAGGGTCGCCACTCCGTTGATCGTTTCCGCGCCATTCGGATCGAGCGTGATGACGCCCGTGCCTTCATTGCTGAGATAGTGATACCAGCCGTTTGCCAGCGCTGCCGCCGCGTCATAGCCGAGCGTGAATGTGCCGGTCGCAATGACCATCTGACCGAGATAGGCCTTGTACATCGTATCGGCCGCTGACTTCGTGACGACAGAGTTCGCCGGCGGCGTCAGCGGTACCGCAGACAGCGCTAGCGACCAGGCCGCGAAGGTGCCAGCGCCCGATACAAACTGCGCCTTGAGCACTAGCGCGCCGGTCGCGCTGTTATAGCTGACGATGTCGCCGATGACGTAATTGTCGGGCGCAGCGGTGGCCACTGCTTTGAGTGTCATGCCAGCGATAAGAGACTTGCCGGTCTCGATTGTGAACGACAGGTTGGACGGGATCGCACCGACGCCCGGGATCGCGACGCTGGTCGTCGAATTCGCCGACGTGCCAGGCGCTGCCAGTGCGGTCGCTGCGTAGCTGGCCGCTGAATCCCGATAGCCTATTGTGCTGGCCGCGACCGCAACGATATCGATCGCGAGGTTGGCAATTGCTTTCAGATAGCCATACCCGTTGAACCGATACCCGTCGGCGACCGTCACCGCCGGGTCACTTGTATAGGTGTGCCCGTTGATCGTAAATGTGAATGTACTTGCCATGACGCTCCCTAAAAGGCCTGTGAGATTTCGATTTCCAGCTTGTTGACGTCGTGATATGCCAGCGCGGGGTCGCCGACTCGCTCGATCAGTGCCATGAATGACTGTTTGTAGAGCGTCACCGCCGGCGCGTCAGAGTCGAAAATGAAAAAGATCGGCTTGGTGACGCCGTACTCCCGCACCAGCTCATAGAACTGTCCGTAGAGCTCATCGCCGCTTAGCCAGTCGAGCTGCATGCGGGTGTACAGATACTTCCGCTGCTTGTCCGCAAACTGGGGTCCACCGCGCAGCCTGGTCTTCGTCGACGGATCGCGCGGGAATGGCGGAGTGCAGCCATAGCTGACGTTATAGGCCGGTGTGATCGACGGGGATGCCACGATCTGGCCGACGTCGACATAGCCATCCGGATTGCCGCTGAAATCGAAGCTGACTTCCAGATAGCGTCCGATGACCGGCTCCGGCGCGATGTATATCCACGGCGGCATGCGGCCGGCTGCCTGCTCAGGCGTCAACCTGCCGTCGGACCATTCGACTCGCCCCCATTCCAGCGCGCCCCACGGATAAACTTCTTGGAAGAACTTGATCGCGCCAGTGTCGAGCAGGATGTCGGTCATCCCAGCATCGGTTGCCAGCCGCATACGCGCGGTGTCGCCGGGCTTCGCGTTATGGAACGGGATTGCCAGAATGCGCATGTCCCGCTCGGTACCGAGATCGATCACGAACTTGGTGCTGGTCGGATCGACGCCAGGGTAGCGTGCCATTTCGCTCAAGACCTCGCCCTGCAGTAGATTCAGGTCCAGCCATCCGGCACCGGTGACCGCCGGCGTGACCGTCACGGTCGGAAGCGTCCAGTTCGGATAGCAAAATTTCACGTTCGCCATTTCATCCCCAGCATGTAATTTCTGTTTTGCCGGCCGCGCGATCGACCATGATTCCGGCCACTCGCATCAACCGGCCGTTGTCGTATTTCCAGCGTGGCAACTTGACGCGAACCACCGCGCCGACACGGATCAGATCGATCTGCGCCGGCGAGAGCCATTGCGTGACCGGCGCCATATGCCGAGCCACTTTGTAAAGCGCGAGCTGGCCGTCGGCAAACGCTTGCGCCGCGACTTGGTCGGCGATGAGTGATGTCAGTTTCAGCTCCACCGCGTTTCGGTGCGCGGTCTTGACCGTCAGGTCTTCCGCCGGCGCGGCGCGATATTCGTCCGCGAGCCAGGCGCGCGCCGCCAGCCCAGCGCGGCCGCCCGGCGCCCTGACAGGATCTGTGCCGCTGGTCTTGTCGCCGCCGAGCGCGGAATCCGGCTGAACGGTCCAATTTCGTCCGTATTGCAGCGTCACGCGGTACGCCGGCGCCACGTCGCCACTTCCAACCGGGTCGGAGATGTCCATCGACTCCATGCGCAGTGCGTTCAACTCTGCCACCGGCATGCCGCTCGGCGCGGACCACTGCACCAGGCGATGCACGCCGGACGGGTCGCCATACCAGGCCGCCGCCGCGCTGCTGGCCACCTCGGTCAGCGCCGCATCGGCCTGCGCCTCGTCGAACAGTGCAAACTCGATCTCCGCCGGCAGCGCCGCGTCCAGCGCCGCCACGTCCGCCGCCGATATCGACCCGCTCAAGACGCCGGTGAACAGCAGCAGCCGGCGCCAGACCTGCGCATGGGTCCGGTCAGCCGACGTGCCGTAAGCCGCATCGCACGTCAGCGCGCCGACTGGCGGGACGGTCAGCCGGAAATAGCATCCATCCGCTACCGTCGAGAAAACCCGGTATTGGCCGGATGCGGGCGCATTCGCAAGCATGTCGGCCATGGATGAATACGCTGCGCCGGCCGTGATTGGAACGCCGCGATCGCGCACCGCTGAGACCGCAACCGCCCCGGTGCCCGACGGTATCGATACATGGAAGATCAGCTTCGACGTGTTGACCAGCACTGGCGACATGTTCGACGCCAGAGCCAGCACCAAAGGCTTCACCCGGCCCTTGATGTCCTCTACGCCCTCGACGCCGTTCGGCAGCACGTTATTCCCAGCATAGCGCGCCGTCTGCAGCGGCTTTGCCAGGGACGCGGCGAGATCCGCCGGCCGGAATGTAATGCGCCCCCAGTCGAACGAAGGCTGGCCGTCGCAAGTGCCGTTGATGACCGTGACGAACCCGCCCGGGTAAGCCGCGCCGCGCTCGCCGATCCGCTGGATGATGCTGCGGCCGTCGAATGCCCAATTGATCAGCTCGGCACCCAGCGCGCCGGAAGAGTCATCGATGACGATCTCCCCCGGCGTGATATGCCCGTACTGCCCCGGCCGCGTGAACGCATCTACCCGCGACCAGCCCGGATCCACCAGCAGCGGCCGGTAAAGCGCGCTGGCCGGCGTCTCAGTCGGACGCAGCCGGTACGCAAGCCCATCACATACCCGCAGCGTCTTTTCCTGCCCGGTCACCTTGTCGTAACCGGTGATTTCCACCAGAACAATTTGCTCTGTCATGCAGTCACCGCCTTTGAAATTGCATGGGTTAAATGCTGCTTCAGGCTGCGCATGTCATCGCTCGACACCTGCTTGCCGTCCCTGACCTCGGCAATCAGGGTTTCGAGCAGCGCATTTTGCTCCCGCACTGCTTGTGTATTCGCCTTGATTTCCTCAGCGGTGCGTTCTTTTCCAGCATCCTCGGCACGCGCCTGGGCGGCGGTCTTGACACGCTCATCCTTGTGCAAAATTGCCTTGTAGCCGTCGAATGGCACACGATCCAATCCGTCCGCATGCGAACCATCGACACCCATGGCGGCATAGATCATCTGCGCGGCGCGCGCCCCGAATGCATAGCTGCCTTCCAGCCGCTGCTGCGCTTCGAAGATCGCGCCATCCAGGCGACCGAGAACCATGTTGAAATCCGCCACATAGTTCTCGCCGCTGCCGTAATAAGCCCGGGAGGCTTCGAGGAAAGCCCGGGCGGCGCCCTGCACGTCGTCACCGCTCGCATTGATCAGCGCGGACTGGGCCCGGACATACTGCTGTTCCGGAGACAGCGCAGATAGCTGCTTGTCGAGCAACAGCGATGCCTTGAAGTCATTGATCGAATCAATGAACGTCCGCGTCGATTCCTCCGCTTGCTGCATTGCGTTGGTCAGCGCTGTACCGAAATCCGCCCAGACCCGATTCTGCTCATCGACGATCGACGCCGTCTCGGATGCGCGCTGTACGGACTTCGATTCGACCTGCGCCATGAATGCGTTATGGTCGGCCAGCGCCTGGGATGCGACTTCCGCCGCCGAAGCTTCGTCCTGCAATGCATAGATGCGCTGCTGAAGCGGCCGAAGCGATTCGTCCATGCCGTTAAGCTCGATCTGCCGGCGCGCGGCCAAGGCACCAGCAGCATCGCCTTGCAGCTCCATGATTACGATTTCAAGGTCGCTGCGCTGGCTGGCGATCTGAATCGCCTTTTCTGCCGCTTTCTGCGCCGCCAGCTCCGTGAAATTCGCCACCTGCAGGAACGCCGGCGCGATGTTCATGAGCTGCGCATACAGCATTGCACCCGACTCAGTGCTGAGGTCGAGACCTTGTACCAGCGCCTTAAACTCGTCTTTTGTATCAACGCCAGCATGGCCAAGGTCAGCCATCACGCGCTCGACCTCCGCGATCGCCGGCGCCATCTGCTCCGCTTCGGTCAGGAAGTTTTGCGTGAAGAACGCCGTTTTCGACTGCAGGGCATCGATGCCGCCGGCCAGGCTGATAAGCCGCTCCCGCGCCTCGTACGAAGCCACGCCGACCGCACCGAATGCCGTGGCCGTGTCCTGCCCAAGCATCCGCGCGATCTCGTTCGTGCTGGCAAACGTCATCGCCAGGCGATTGAATGCCGCTGTGAACGACTCACCCTCGCGCCGCGAGTTGTTGAACGTGTCCATCGTGACGGACCCGCCACCGAACAAATCGCCGAACAATTTATTGTTGTTCGCCGCGTCGTCGGCCAGCTGCTTGCGCACGTTGAAGATGCCAGCCACCTCGACCGCCATCTGATCCGCCGTCCCTTTGAATCCGGCCACGAAGTTATGCATGACTGGGTCAATTGCATCGATCGCGTCGGTGACGCGCGCGAGAAAGACCGTTGTCAGCCCGGCAGATGGATCATTACCTTCGGCGCCAGTCTCGGCGGTGTGCTGCCGACCGGTGACGTAGTTTTTCACCTTCTCGATTTCCAGCGTGGACAGGCTTTCCGCAATCGCGTTATCCATGCTTTCGATGGATTTCACAAATGCCTCCACAACTGGCTGGCGCGGATCCATCCAGAATGTTTCCCGAACGCCGAAACTGCCAAAGGCCGAATTGGCAGTCGGACCGATATATGCGTCGTCTTTGCCTTCGTTGCCGCGGCGGTTGATGCTGATGTTTCCCGCCTGGTTATTCGACGCAAACTGCAGCGTCGTATGTTCCTCGGGACCGTCTTGCATACCGCCGAGGATGGCCAGTCCAGCAATCGCCGCCCAGCCCCATGGACCGAGCGCGCCAAGGGCGGCCGTTGCGCCAGAGCCGGCGCCCGCCAGCGTGTCCGCTGTGGCTGCACCGGTGATCGCACCGCCGGCGGCGACGGTTCCGGCACCAGCGGCCAAGCCACCCAGTGCGCCATATTTTTGCCCCACGTTGTAAGCCGTCAGGCCACCAACCGCGACCGGGATATATCCCCCGAGAGCAGGCGCGCTGCCGTTCGCTGCCATTGCCGCCTGAGTGGATGCCTCATAGGCGGCGCCAGCAGAGCCGATGCCTTCATATGCGGCAATGCCGGCCTCGTATAGGTTCGAGCCATAGTTGCCATAACCAAGCATCTGGCCGGTCTCGGCAATCCGGCTCATGTAACTCGATGCATTGAACATGTTATAGGCGGTGTTCGCCGTGCCTGCCATGTTCAACATGCTGCCAGCACTCGATTGTCCTGTGACGGCGCCCGTGATCTGGCCGGCGATCGGTGCGAGAATGCCCTGGATGGTCGGGCGCAGAATCATGGTCTTGAACAGATTCTCGACTGTGTCCGCAAAATTCCTGGCGAACCCTTTGCCATCCTCAAAACCACGCATCAGGGAGTCGGTCAGCGCCCGATTAATCTCGTCGCTATCCTTCCTCCACTGCTCCAGGAATGCCTTTGTCTCAATACCAGCGCGCGCCTCCGCCGCTGCTGCATTAGCTTTTGCAATGAGCATTTCCTGCTGCGCCGACGATAAACCACTTTCCTGAATCTTCAGAATCTCACGTCGCAGCGCCAATTCAACCTGATACTGCCCCAGAGCGACATTGCGTGCATATTCCGTCTGGCCAAGCAGGCTTACTTCGTATTCCGTCAGGGCGTTTGATTCTTTGATCCCCTTCGCGTATTCATTGACGCCACTCAGCGCACCGTTCCACGCGCTCAGCCTGTCGGCGACATCCTTTGCGTAGTCAGAGGCAAGCTCCTCCTGGGCTTTGATCAGATCCTCGATTGCCGTCTTTTCAGCATCGATCCCTTTCTTGACTGCGGGCTGTTTTGCCAGCAGATCGGCTTGCGCTTTGACCAGATCATCGGTAGAGAGCTTGCCAGAGGCATAGATGCGGCTAAGTCGATTCCATTCCTCAGCGAAGGAACCAGAAAGCCCTGCAATTTCAGCGAGCATTTTTGCCTGCTCTTCCAGCTCCTTCTGCGCCGCTTCTGCTGCCTTCTTCGCAGCATCGGCAGCGGCCTTTGCGGCTTTTTCGCCATCGACGAAAGCCCGAACTCGCGCAGCGTTGGCGGCTGCCGCCTTGGCCGCCTGGCGCGCAATCTCTGGATCCACTTCGGGCTTTGGTTCGGCTGCCTTTTGACCAGCCTCCATGATCCGCTTTTCCCAGGCGTCAAACTCCTTGCGCGCAGTCTCGGCGTCCTTTTTCATCATCTGGCCGATCTCTGCAAAGCCTTTGAAATCAGCGCGTGCCAGCGCCGAAATTTGCGCAGCGATACCACCGATTTCCGTACCCACTCCTTTCAGCACATAACTGACGTTGCCACCGATAACAATAAGCGCTCGCAATGTCTCCGTAAGCGGATTGAACGATGAGGTCAGCCCCTCAGTCTTATTTGCGGATTCCAGCATTTCCGCAGTAAGTGCGTTGAGCAAGGGAAGCAAATCGCCCGAAACGCGCGTGGTCAGTCCTCCAAGAATGGCGCGCATTTCATCGACACGGTCATTAAATTCACCAGACTTTTCAACCATCTCGTCCGTGACGCCAGACAGCTGCTTGCCGCGTTCGATCATCTCGCCGATTTTCTCCCCACCTTCAGAGAGCAGCGGGGCTAACGACTCCCACGATTTGCCGAGCGCCTCCGCGCCGAAGGCTGCACGAAGCTGAGGATCTTGGATCTGCGCAAAGACATCGGACAATTGCTTGAACGCTTCAAGGGGCTCGGAAGCAGTCACGCCAATCTTTGCAAACTTTTCGGCGTTCTGTCCCATCTCCACAGCCAGTTTATTGACCGCCTTGGCAGCGGTATCAAGATCTGTCCCGGAAAGTTGTGCCGCCCATTTCAGACCGGAGAGGGTTTCGACCGCAAGGTTTGCCGTTTTACTCAAATCGGCCAAGCCATCAGCGGCATCAATGGAGCTGCGGATAAGTCCTGCAAACATGCCAGCGGTGGCAATTCCGCCAAGCATGCCCAGCGCGGCCTTTGTCGCCTCAACACTTTTGTCGATCGCCGCCATCGCGCCGCCGACAACAGCCTTGGCGTCATCCATGTCCTTTTTCAAACGAGCGATATCCGCCATCAACTGAATTTCAAGTTCACCGGCAATCATTGTTTTTCCTTATGCATGACGTCCACTTCAATGCGGTCGAACATCGCGATCATTTCCAGCTCCCACGGCGTCAGGCGCGCCCCATGATTGAACTGCCAAGCCTGAATCTCTTGCTGGCTGATCTGGCCGGGGCCATTGATCCCGGGCTGGCGCGCCAGGCTCTGAAAAATTGTCCAGAGCTCCTTTCCTTGTTTCGGCCATTCGAAGGTCAGGCGCGGGTCCACGCGGCCGGTGCTTTGCGCCAGTCGTTGGAGGTGAGTCCGCAGACTGGCGCCATCGCCTTGCCGTGCCCGCAGGGAAAGCTCGATGCGCGCGGCCTCCGCTATGCTTTCGCGGAGGCCGCGATAAAAAGCTCGTTCTTGTTGATGGCTTCCAGCGCCTGAGCACGGACCCAACGCTTTTTCGGGTCGGTGTACAGCTTGCGCGCCGCCGCAGGCGAGAATTCGAGCGGTTTGCCGCCCTGAGTTAGGTTCCAGCCCAGTGTCGCGGCGACCAGATAATCGGTCTGATCCTCGATATCCTCAACCGGATCTCTGGTCGGCATCTTGCCGGTGGCGTTGAACTCGGCACGGAGCCGGCGAGTGCGGGCAAGATCAAGATTTTTACGTGCCGGATGTTCCGCGCTGGCCAGCGTGATGGTCGAAGTCGTTTTTGCCTTGGTCTTGGGATGCAGCAATACCAATTCGGCGGTTGCCAAGTCCTCGAAATCGTCGAGGTCCAGGGATTCGATCAGCGCACCCATCAGCGGGGGCATTTCAGCAGTGTTCATATACTTTCCTTCGCGGTGGAGATAAAAATTGCCCGTGCGCGCCGCCGCTCCCCGCGAAAGGGAAGACGGCGACACGTCGGTGCCTGGTTGCAGAATTACGCCTGCGAGTCTTGAATCTGGATGGTGGTCTTTTCGGTCGCGGTGCCAGCGCCGCCAGCCGAGTTCAGCAAGGCCTGAAACTGGAACGTCTGCACGATGCCGGTCTCGCCATCGCTCTTGTCCGCGGTGCCCAGCTTGATGCGCGGCAGGCCGATGGCGACAAAATCAGCGGCGGCGGTGTTATCTGCGGTAAAGACGGCATACAGGTCGATCTCTGATTCGTTGATAAACGCATCACGCAGTGCCACGCTATCAAAGTAAGCAGTGAATTGACCGGTTACCACGACACGACCGGGAAACTGTTGCGCAATGGTGTTCGAACCGACGGTCGGATCTCCGGTCTGCGGCGAGGCAATCTGCAGGCTCAACCCGGTCAGGCTGACGATCGTCGAGCCGTTCATCCGCGCCACGCCATTAACAGCAGCCAGCGCACCGGTCGCAGTCAATGCCGTCGGGTTGGTGAAGTACTGTGCTGATGCCGTTTCGAGATCTTTGCCGGTGAAGCTGGTATTGATCGTTGCCAGACCGGTAGGCGGCAGCTCGATCGCAATGTTTGTCGGCTTGCAGCCTGTAAAGACCTCCGACTGACCATTCGCCGGGAAGAAATGCTCGATCGAGAACGATTTGTCAGTGTGGCCAGTTTGTGGGACGAACGTCTTTTTCCCGGCAACGGTCACGCTCGACGATGCAATCGGACCTTCCGCAGTCATTCCGCTGGCATTCAGGACCATCACAGTCGCAACGGTAGCCGTCAGAGCCACGACCATCAGGTTTTTCGCGCTGTTATTGGCATTCATGCCAGCAGCAGCCAAGCGGATCACATCGCCGATCTTAACGCCATCGGTCAGGAAGCTGCCGGCAGCGCGGGTGACCGTGTAAGTCGGGCCGGTGCCAGCAATCGTCAAGCTTGCGCCGGTGATCGGTGTCACCGCGGCGAAGTCACGCTTGAGCGCGGCGGCGATGAAATCCGCATAGGTTTTTGCGGACAGCTCCCCATTGATCGCGCCATTCACGCGGCGCACGCCATGGCGGAAATCCTGCAGCTGCAGGTCAGGGCGGACCTCATTCGACTGATAGGTGTCCTTTCTCAAGTCGAGCGTGCTCGTGACGCGACGCAGCGCCTGGGCAGCGGCAGCTGCTGGCTTTGTACCATAGCCGGTCTCCACCTTATAGGACACCTGCTTAAATAGGCCATTTTCGGTAGGCATAATTACCTTTCATGAAATAAAAAACCCGCCAGCAAAGTGCGAGGCGGGCGGGTTGAAAAACTGGTGAAGGCTCAGGTGTTCGGCTCGTAATACAGCACCTTGAAATCGATCGTTTTCATGTGCAGACCAAGATCGGTGTCCTCCATGTCAGGACCGACAATGTCGCGTGAGATCTTGGCCACGGACACGCCGGCAACCATGCCGCGTTGGTAGTTGCAAGCTCGTCGCACAACATCAAGCAGCGCTTCCTTGCTTGGATAATCTTTGGCCAGCACCGTTACCTGAATGCGGCCCGTCACCAACGTGGAACTCGCTTGCGCATTGTTAACCGTGGAGTGCTCAATGCGGCTGATCTCGGTGATGCCAAGCGCAGGCAATGCGGCCTTTTGCGGCACCGTGCCGGCATGGACACGATTTGCAACAAGGCTGATCACGATTGGATTAGCGACAAGCACGGCGCGGATAATAGCGACTCCGTTCATTCTTCATCCTCGACTTCGATATCGGAAGCGTTCAGCCCTTCCTTCGTCAATCTCTTTTTAATCTGCGCGCCGACCGCCACAATGGCCGCCCCCGCCTTACCGTCTAAAGCTGGACGCATAAACGGGCGAGGCGCTGCGCCTGGATGCTCGACCGATCGCGCAAAGATGCCGCCGAAAGAAAGGAATTTCTTGCCGCCTTTCTTTGTGGGCTTGATGGAGTGCGCTGCCGTGCCGAACTCCACCATATGGGCATAAAAAACATCGGCGCCACGCTTGGACTTCCTTTTCTTCCCGCCAGCCTTAACGCTTGCAGTTACCTTGCCTTTTTTCAGGCCGGTGCTGACGCGAATGCTGTCGCGCAGTGCGCCTTCATACCCGCCATACAGCCGCTTATTTTCACTATTCGGCGGTGCGACAGGAGCTTGCGCTTTTGCCTCATCAGCGATGAGTTTCGCACCTTGTCTCAGTGCAGAGCGCATCACGTTTGCCTCAAGCTTCGCTGGAAGCTGGTCGAGGAATCGCTGTAATTCGGCGCCGCCCTTAATGGTGAAGTTGGACACTGTATTCCTCCACAACCAGTTCGATTCCTTCGCGACGCCCCAATTCAGCAGGCCCGGAAACGATTTGCGTAATGCGATCAATTTCACCGTGGATAACGACCCGCATATCCGAGGTGATGCCGGCCAGATAGCGCATGCGGATCCGCGCCGGTCTGTTCGCCACTTTCATGCCTTGCTTGACCGCTTCCGATTTACTCGGCAAAACGTCCTGCACATTCGCAGGTACGCGGGCGGCAAACGGTATCCAGATCTTCTTTTCCGTTCCATAGACCTCATCCTGCTCCACGCTTTGGACTTCAAAGGTGATCTGACGATCAAGGATTTCGCGACGCATCAATACACCCGATAAGGATTGAGCAATACCTTGAACGCCGCACTATGAACCTTTTCCGGGTCGTCATGCAGCGCCCGTAATTCCAAGAGAATGGCGGCATTCACGTCTTCCGGCACATCCTCGAGCTGTCCCGCGTCGTTCGTCCATGGAATCGGTCGGCAGATATAGTTTGCCGCCGATGCTATTGCCGCATTCAGCAAGATGGTCAGATTCGCGTCATCATCATCGCCATAAATGCGCAGATCCGCCTTCGCTTCGGGAAGAGTGATTACCGCCATAGTTATTTCGCCTTGCGGGAAGGTTTCGCGGCCGCTTCAACTGCTGGTTGCGTAGTGGCGGCTGCATGCTCGGATGCGGGCGAACTTTCCGGGGCACGTGCAGCAACAGCGTCATGCTTCTGTTCGCCGCCGGCATTGGATGTGTCGGATGCGCCTGCACCGTCCTGCCCGACCTTGCCGTCTTCGTTCGGTTCGACGGGTTGAACATACTTCGCCGCGGCACAGTCTTCCACCAGGTGCTTTGCATAAGCAGCATCGGTACGCAGAATATCGCCGGTCTTCAGCGAGCCATAGCGATGCGTCACCACCAGCCCGAGAATTTCAACTTGTACTAAATCCATGATTTCTCCGTTTGATTGGGGCCGGACTCTTCATCCGGCCCAATGGGTTACGCCGGGGTCAGGTCGCCGTAGCGGGCGGCGGCTGGCTTCTCGACAGTCAGCGCCAGGCGGCGCATCGCGCGTACGCTCACCAAGTTGAGCTGGAAATTGTTTTCATCCTGATCCGACAGGTCGAGCGTGACACCTTCGCGGTTATGCAGCGTCGCAGCCTGCGACAGCGAACCAACCCAGACCATATCGGTCGTCATCGCATTGCTTGCCACGGCCGGCAGGCCGAACAGGGTCGGCGGCACCGACGAACCCGGATCACCCAAGATGTAGCGACCCTGCGAGTCTTTCGCCAGGCGCATGGTCCACCAGTCCGCAGTGTTCAGGATAATCACGTCGGCCGGATAGTCCGCCAGCGCGCAGTCGCCGATCATCTTGCCGATCAGGTCGAAACGATTCGTCGGCGACAGGCCCAGTGCGGTCAGCGAGGCAGCGGTATAGCCGTGCGCAGTGAAGTTGCCAGATTTGGTCAGTCCGCTCAGATTCGGCGTCGTGCCATTACCAGCGACCAGCTGATTCTCGACACGCATATTTACACCGTAGATCATGCGACGGTTGATGTATGCAGCCAGGGCGGCGTTATCCATTGCCAGCTGACGGGTAATTTTGAGGAAGTGCGCGACGTTCTGCACCGGCATCGTTTCAGCAGTGAATGTGATGCTGGACTGCGCAATCTGCGCGCCTTCCGCCGCTTCCGCCGCGGAATTGGTGAAGACGTTTTCACGAACCCAGTCGATTGCGTTCGAGCTGGTCGGAATCGAAACCAGCAGATCTTCGATCGTGAAGACGCGGAATGCACCTTCCACGATACCCGGGCGGCGCTCGCTGAAGGTGTTGCCGATCGCGTTCGTCACGGTGTTTTTCACTTCCATGCCGAAGGAACCGCGGCTTGTCTTGCGCTGGAAGTCGGCATAGCCCGCGGCTTTGACGAACTGCTGGCCGATGGTCTCGGCAGGCTTGTTCTGGTCATCGGTGGCCGTGCCTTTCTGCTCGAGCTGCAGCAGGCGATCAGCCAAAACACGCTGCTCAACGCCGAGGTTATCGATAGCGGTCTTCGTATCAGCGGAAACCTTGCCCAGATTAGCCATCTCGGCATCAGCCTTTTCGGACATGGTTTTCAGTTTGGTCTCGATCGAGTCGAGTGCTTTGGTAAGGACGTCGGACATATAAACCTTTCGGAAAATAAAAAAGGCCACCCTTAGGTGACCCGATCTTGCGGAATGCGCGCCTATACGCCGATTTGCAGGATGCGGTCGATCCGCGCCTGAAAGTCGGCTGCCGTTTTCGTATCCATCTGCTCGCCTGCATCCCGCGAGTTGAACAGGGTTTTTACGCGGGCGGTCAGCGCCTGCGCCGCCCCTTTGCTGAAACCGCTTGCATCCCGCAAGAAGTATTCAAGGTCTCGAATGGTGGAAATCTCGGCAATTGCTGCCTCGATCCCCTCAGATTTCACGTTATCGATCCGCGCCGCGGAATCGGCCGGCATGGCCACCACGCTGATTTCCAGCAGGCGGGACCACTTCCGGATGACCCGGCCGTTGTCCGTTTCGTCGTAGTCGCCTTTCTTGACGAAGCCGCCGATGCTGAGACCGTCCACGGTCCCATGCAGCATTGCGGCGCGCACGTCGGCGGACACGCTCATGTTCGGCGTCAGTTCGCCGGTGACCAGCAAGCCGTGATCGTCTTCCTTGATCAGTTCGAATTTACCGATCGGGAGCAATCCGGATCCGCTGGCAGAAAAGCCGGACCAGCTGTGCTCCAAATACATTTTTGGCTTACCGTGCGTCCGAAGCGTCGATTCGAACGCGCCTTTGACGATCGTGTCGCCGTAGCTGTCGACGCCACCGAAGACCGAGGCATAGCCGGTAAATTTGCCCGTGTCGCCTTCCATTTTCAAATCGACTTCACTGAGCGATAGGTTCTTTCGTAGCAGCATCGCTACCTCCGTTTTTCACTGTTCCAAGGAGCCGCAGCGGCACCAAATTTGATTGCGCCGTCAATTCGCCGGCATCGGCGCGCGGCGGCAGGTTTTCCAGCTGTCGAACCTCGTTTCGGTCCATGATCCCGTTCTGCACATACTTGGCATGCAGCTCGGCGCGGTCCTTCGGGTTGCCACGCAAGAGCGCGTCCAGGGCGAATTCAACGCTCATCGTCGCGCGCTGGCGGGCCGTCATGACACGTTTGCGCACCGCCTGTTCGATCGAGACCAGCATCGGGCGGATGGTCAGCTTGTAGAACCCGTCGACGATCTGCTCGATGCCGCTACCCCACGTCGTGACGTTGGAATGGTGCACCAGCACCGGCGGCGTGTCGTACCAGCGGCACAGCTCTTCGACGTTGAATTTCCGGGTTTCCAGCAATTGCTGATCCTCGGGCGACATGCTGAGCTGCTGATACCGCATGTCGGCTTCCAGCACGTAAAGGCGCGACGTATTCCCGATCGACATTTCCGCAAAACGCTCCTGCACCTTCTTGCGTTGCTCATCTTTCAGCACTTTGTCGACCATCAGCACGCCGGTGGGTTTGCCGCCATTGCCGAACACGCGGCTCGCTGCGGTCTGTGCTTTCGCCGCCTCATCGGTGGTCGCCCGCATGAATTCCAGCTTTTTCAGCCCAACGGTGCCATTCCCGAGATTCTTCAGGTGCAGCACGTTTTCCTCAGCCAGAATCGCCAGATCGTTTTCAAGCCGATATGCATAGGTCATCGAGCCATCTGCCAATACATAGGGTTCGACCTGGTCCGCCGGCATGGGCCAAAGCGCGATCGCCTCGCCCTGGGCGTCGCGATCGATCCGGGCGTAGGCATTGCCGCGCAGGTCGTGATTCATCATCATCGCCCGCCAGAACTCGAACGGCGTCATGCGGCTATTGGGCGAATCGTGCAGCAGCTGGTAAAGACGCGTCTTGCGTGCCAGCTCTTTCTGACCGTTCGGCAGCTGCTGGTAGGCGAAGAACGGCAGGCTGGCGACCGTAGCCGCGCGGCGTTCGATGCACGCCCATACAGTGCTGATTTGCAGCGCGCCGTCGACACCGACATTTGCGGTATCGGCGACCAGCGCCACGCCCGGCACTGGATTCTGCTGCCCGGTGCTTTCGCCCATGGCACCGCCTCGGCCAAAGCGACCGAAAAAGGAATTGAAGAAATTCGCCATGGGTCAGGAAATAATAGGGTTGTCGAAAAAATCGTCGAGGTCATCTTCCTCGACGGTATTGACCAGGCCGGCAGCCATGACCGCCGCGACAATCAAGTCGATCCGGCCGGTCGCGGCTTCCTTGTCCAGCTTCCGGTTACCGGCCTGATCCTCGTCAGTCACGGCGTTACCGGCGCACATGGTCAGCACCTTGTGGCCGTTGTGCACGATCTCTTCATTGAGCAGCATAGTTTCAAACTGCTCAATGGCCGGGCTCATATCCTGATAGCCCTGGCCGAACGCCACCATTTCCGGCAAGGTAATACCTTCGTCGGCCGCCATCTGCATCAAATCTTCAATGCGCCATCGGTCGTAAGCAACCTTGATGACTTCGAAGAAATCACACATTGCCGACAGCTTTTGAAGAATGATCCGCTTGCTGATCGCCCGGCCCGGCGTGGTGTCCAAGTATCCTTGCGCCTTCCATTCAAGATAAGGCACGTTGTCCTTCTCAGCCTTCTTGTCGAGGTCGATGTCGGGCAGCCAAGCGTACGGGACCAGCTTCCAAGGTTCTCCTTCCTCGACCGGCTCGACGAGGAAGACCAGCCCAGTCAAGTCAGTGGTGCTCGACAAGTCCAGTCCGCCGATCACGCGTCGGCCGCGCAGGCTTTCAACGTCATAGGCAAGCTCGGCGCCTTTCCATGTTTCATGGCTGATCCAAGGCGATTCAGCGCCAACCCACTGGCAAAAGCACAGGCGGCGCACCTTCGATTCCTTCGACGGCATACCCTTCGCCTCGGTGACCTGCTCGCGCAAATACTTCATGCCTGGCAGATCTGCGTCTTGCAGACTGGGGTTCGCTTTCGGCCAGCACGATTCATCCTTGAACGGATCGTCGCCTTCGTCCAGCGCGCAAACGTAGGGAAAGAAAGAATCGTTCTCGATTTCCTGCGCCGCGACCTTGGCGCCATATTCGTGATAAGCCCAGCAGGGACCGCGCTTGTCGGCGCCACTGTTCGTAATCATGAAGATTACGGCTTGCCGTCGGCTTTTCGTGCCGGCGCGGATCATCTCGACCACGTCGTTTTTCTTATGCTCGTGCAGTTCGTCGATCAGGCCGATATGCGGGCGGGGTCCAGACTGTCCGTCATCGCTGCTGATCGGGCGGAAAAACGATCCGGTTTGCAGGTAAGCGAGATTCCAGACCTTGTCCCCGGTACCGCTTTTCTGGATGCGCTGCCCAAGCGCCGGCGACTGGTCGACCATGGCAACGGCATCCCGGAACAAGATCATTGCCTGGTCTTTCTTCGTCGCCGCGGCATAGACCTCGGCGCGCGCCTCGCCGTCGGCGGTCAGACCGTACAGCCCGACGCCGGCCGCCAGTGGGCTCTTGCCGCTACCCTTGCCGGTCTCGACATAAACGACGCGAAAGCGCCGAAAGCCATCGGCGCCATACCACCCGAAGATGCTACCGACGACGAATTTCTGCCAGGGGAGGAGCAGGAATGGCTTACCCTCGAAGTCGCCGCCGTTCAACTTCAATACGCTTTCGTAATACCGGATGGCCTTCAGCGCCTTTTCTAGATTCCAGACCAGCCCACGGGCGCCGCCGCGCTTCAGGTCATCCAGATGGCGGGCGCATTGTGCACGCACATGCGGACCGGCTATCCGGCGCCCGTCGACCACCGACTGCGCGTATTCCGTGACTGGATCCTGTGATGGCGGGTTACCCGAAGAACTCGCCGAGGGGGTCTTTCTCTTTTTCGTTGTCGCCATCTACCTGAACCTTTGATCTTGCCGCCGGCGTCAGACCAAACTCCACCAGGTAGCTTTTGAACTGGGCGTCTGCGGCCCGGAGTTGCGCCACGGCGGGATTGCCCTTCACGAGAATTTCACCGGTTTGCGTCATGACCTTGTAAGTCCGGCCATCACGACGGATCAGCTTTTGGCATTCGAGGATGTCGGTATAGCAGTCGCACAGCCGCTCCAGCGCCATGCCATCCGCCTCGGTCAGCACACCCATGCGATCTAGCAGGACCGTCAGCCGGCCCCAAGCGACCTTGGCCGAGTCCGGCAGATGTTCAGGGCAGGACGGGATTTCCCGTTTTGGCTTCGGCTCTTTCTTGTTGATCGCGCGCTTGCCGGGGTTGCCCGTGACCAGTTTCAGGGTCGTCGGTTTTGGTCGGCGGCCTGCCATTTTCGGCTCCCAAAAAATTCCCCCATTTCGCGGGTGTGCGTAAAAAGGGGGCGCTCGGTTTACAAACCCAAAAGTTTTCGACTTTCGACCCGCCCCTGCCTATTTTTTAGGCAGTTGTCAAAAAACCACAAAAAGCGGGAAGGCAGGCTCAACGGTCAGTCGGCCAGCCGTCGGCGCCGTAGGACCGCTTCGGCTTGTACCGATGGCCGCGTTCGCGCTTCGATTTCTCGGTATGGCACGGCGTGCACAGTCCTTGCCGGTTCGTACCGTTGTCCTCGTCGAAGTCCTTGCCGCCTTGATGCAGTGGGATGATGTGATCCAGCTCGGTCGCCTCAGTCGTCTTGCCCTTGGCTTTGCACATCACACAGAGCGGATGCAGATCGAACCACTTCCGACGGATGTTTTGCAGCGTCGTGCCCGTGATTCGCTTTGAACCCATGGCTTGCCTTCCTATGCGCCTCGATGTCGCGCTCGAGCTGCAACAGGCGGGCGCCTTGATCCTGGACCTGCTCGACGAGCCGTTTCATGACGGTCAGAACATCGCATGCACAGTCGCAGTCGTGCCCGTCGCCAGCACCTTCTTGATGCGGTACGGGTAGAGCGCACCAGCGACTAGGTACAGAGTCACGGCAGCGGTATCGCCTTGAAGGATAACCACCGCATTACCGGACACCGAGCAATGCAGCGCGCGCGTGACCTCGGCCAGCTCGTTTGTATCGTCTGGCGTCACGGCGACAGCTCGGGCAAGCGGGGATGCCAAGCTCGCGGAAGAGGACGAAAAGGAATCGAATGCAGGCATGGGAACCCCGGAAAAAGAAAAACCCGCCGATCGTGAGAAGGGCGGGCAAAATCCAACTTGAGGTTGGAGGAGACATTCTGTGAAAGCGGCTACTTGATGATGCCGCGGTGATGGAGATCGGCTAAGCAGTTTGACATCGCATCCCAGATCGTGGCTGGCTGTCTCGATTCAGCTGCGTAAATCCCAGTGCGGCGAATGATGAACCGCTCAGGCTCAACCGGCGAAGCTGACTGCTGACCGTAACCAAGCTCACGACGGATTGCGATATTGGATTTCATTTCCTGCATTTTGTCGTCTCCAATGCAAAAAGCCCCGCTGGATTAGCGAGGCTTTGATTTTCTTCGTCCGCGCGTAACCCTGCCTGGGGCAGAGTCACTCGTCATTATTGGACGGAAATAAGTTGTAGGGAGGAATTCTATTCCGTTCTTTCCGTGAGTCAAGAACTTTCTTCAACGCATCTTCAGCGTCTTGCAATTCGTCGCTTAGAAACCTCGCCGGCCATAGCCTGATTCGCAAGCGACGGCAAATGATCGCAGGCGGCTTGTTCTCGACGTAATGCCAAAGGAGCAGGTTCTTGATCCTGAATGGCTGGATGCGCCATGCATCATTCACGGCCAGCGCATCTTCAACATCGATGAGTGGCTGCTCAGGCCCGCTGCTCACAAGGCCAAGGGCAGCCTTTCGAAGACGATCGCAGATGGCGCCAGTCATGCAGTCAGCGCCGCCATAGTTGCCGCCACGTGACCAGCGCGCCCAGTTGTCCAGGCGCTGGCGGATGGACGATTCAGCGACAGCGCTGGTCTGCCTGCGTTGATCCGCTTGGCGCCGAGCTGCTGCCGCCTCCTGCTTGACCTCGACGTATTCATCGATGGGCGCCGCCGGCCGGGCAGGGGAGGTCCGTCGCCAGCCCAGCGACAGGGTTTCCTTCCGAGGCTTTGCCTTGTCGAGCACTAAGCCGCCTCCTGGAAGAGATCGGGACCGGCAGCTTTGCGCTTCTTCGCCTTCGGCTTTTCCGGCATGACCAGCGTGCCAGCTTCGGACGAAATGGCATAGGCCAGGATTGCCAGCGCATCGGCGTGGTTGTCGTCAACGGGGTTGAAGCCTTTGGCCCGGGCGGTCGCGATCATGGCGTCCTTCTTCGCATTACCCATGCCTGTCCAATGCCGCTTGATCGTGCCTACATTCACCGGCCTGCAAAGTATGCGGTTCGCTGCGCACCAGGCTTCGACATGCGCGAGGAATCCGCCGTACGCATGCGATGCATCGAGACTGCTGTGGTGCTTCACGTCCTCGTAGTACACGGCATGGATCTCATCGACAGAACGCCGGGTATCGCTCAACCACTGGCGGAAGGCAAGCCAGCGCTGTCCGTAGCCGCCGCATGCCTTCGGCGAGAACGATTCGCTGCCGCCTCGGATCGTGCCGTCGCGCGTGCCAAGTGCCCATCCGGTGGTGGTGCCAAGGTCAAGGGCCAAGATGTTCATCAGTGCACCGCCTTCCGGTCGAACGCGTCAACGTCAAAGAACTGCACGAACGTGACATGGACTGGTTTGCCGGCGCGCTCGACCATGATGGCGCGTACCGCATCGAGCACTAGGCGCAAAGCCAGTTCGTCGCTGGCGTTATCGAAGTGCTTTGCCGCTTCCAGCAAGCGGCGGCTGTTGATCGTGCTCATTGCAGAGTCTCCGGGAGATGGTTGTTGATCTTTGCCCACGAATCCGGGGCTAGGGTTTGCTGTTTCGGTGGCGCTGGATCGCGGACAGCACAGGCCTGCTCGATTTCCTTCTCAAGCCGGAACAGCCAGTTCGCGACCAGCTCGCCCTGCTTGTGCGCGAGATCCTCGCGGCTGTTCGACCGGATGACGTGCTGCGCCAGTCGATATCCGTCCGGCCACTGGTCGGTGCCATAGGTCGCCCGCACTCCGCGGATGGCGCTTACCAGCCAGTTGAGTCGGTTGAGCTCGTTCGTGACCTGCTGCCACTGGCTGGCTTCCTTCCCGAAGTGAAACCAGCAAATCCAGTCGCCGCCACTGGTGCTGTGGGACATGGTGCCGAGCATCGGGCAACCGAACGCGGCACAGTCGCAGGATTTGCGGTTGACGTCGTTCATGCGGCTTTACCTCCCTGGCGCTTTTGCAGCTCAGCCTCGATGCGATCGGCATAGTCGCGGTAGCTCTCGCCCGTGCGCGCCATCATGCCGAGGCTGCGGCCCATCTTGTCGATGCCGGATTCGGATCTTTTCCATGCCCAGTTATCGGCCTTGGGCTTCGGCTCCGGCGGATTGATCTCACGCTCAACGATGTTCTCCAGGTAGCGGACCGGGATGCGTTCGTTCGGCTTCGCGCGCTTTGCCTTCTCGACGGCGAGCTCCAGCACTTCGTCGGTCACCTTTGGGTTGTTCGCCCAGGTCAGGCACACAAGGGGGTTCTGCGATGTGGCATCGATTCCCTTCGCTCGCAGGAGGATTGCGATCTGAACGCTTCTCGCAGGGGGCTGATCGTCGCCGATTTCGTTGACGCCAACTACGGTTGAAGCACGAGATGGTGTTTCAGGTTTTGTAGTTAACTGTCTACTGTCCACTGTCCCTATCCACTGTCCACTGTCTACTGTCAGAGCGTTTTCCGCCGGATTTCCAACGTCTGTCCTTTGGACATTTGGGTTTTGTCCGTCGGACAAATCGTCTTTGTCCTCAGGACATTCGTCAGGTTTTCGTCCTGCGTCCGCCAGCTTTTTGGCTTCGCGCTCCTGTGCTTTCCGCAGCCTTTCCGCCTCTTTCTTTTCGCGATACTTCACTCGTCCTTGCCAAGCCTCATTTGCTTTTTCGGACACGACAGGGTGATACAGCCGACCGTCTTGACACTTGACCCAGCCACGCAGGGCGCCTGGTCGGACTTTTTTCCATTCCTTCACCACGCGGCCAAAGCCTGCGTACTGGGAAAGGACAATGTCATCATCGGGCAGGCTGCCGGCCGGTACTTGATGCCATGAGGCGCACCAGAGAAGAACCGCACATCTGAATTCGTCACCAGATGAAACTGCTGCAATATCGCTGTCACGAAGGCGCACGACATCAAGCGGCATAAAAGGGAAATCCCGCAGATCACAATCGGCCGGTGTTAGGGGTTCAGGAAGATCAGGCACGGTGCACTCACCTTGATGTTATGCCAGCTTGGCTTTGAGTCCATTCAGCGAGCGTTTTCCAATCGATACGGCGCTCGATTGCCTTTTGCCATGCGGCTGCAGCGTCGGTATGGGGTGGATAGGGGCAATCGGTCTCGCCGCGCTGAATGGCGTAGAAGGCGCGACGCTCAAGCTCCCAACGTGAAATGATTGGTTCGCTCATACCTTCGCCTTCGCACCCATGACAACCATTTCTGATTCGATTGCGACGCGCGCGGCAACCTGAGCCTCGATTGCCTCGGAGATCTCCTTATGTGCGCGCTGCAGTTTGCCCAGGTCGGCGCCGTCCATTAGCTCGGTGATCGCCTGGTTTTTCTCCGACTCTTCCTTGAGCATGGCGCGCAAATGGCTGGGCACGTTTAGCCGGCCGGACTTCTCGGTTTCGAGCGACCGGAGGCCAAGGCCGAAGCTGGCAAGGTGATCGTTCAGGCAGGCGTTCCGAATATCAGCCGGCATGGCGTGCAGCAGATATTCGATAAAATTCGGCGGGATCAGGTTGTTATCTTTGGTCTCGTCGTCCAGCCAGCGCATGACCTTGTCAGCATTGGCTTTCGCGCGCTTAAAGGTGTCGCGTGTCGGCGGGTCGAACTCGATGCCGATCGCCGCCGGCCCACCGCGACTTTCGAAATCCTCGACGATGCACTGGACGACGGTTTCCCGGCTCCAGTTATTCCGTTTGCGCCACTCTCCAACTCCCTCGCGAAGGATGGCTATTAGGGTCTTTTGCGATTCGTGTCGCATGATTTATTGCCTCTGTTCAAATAATCTTGCTGCATCAACTACAGCGGGGGGAAGGGATGGAAAGCGTAGGCGGTTATAAAGGGGGTGGCGCTGCAGGGTCCGACGAAGTCGTCTCGATCATGCCGAGAACCTCGAACCCCGGCAGCATGCCGATCGCCGCGACTGCCGCGCGAGCTCGGATTGCTGCAGCCGTCACAGCGTCGAGCGCAGCGACCGCGCGTTCAGCCGGTGGAATGACCGAGCCGGCCAGCACGCCGACGAGTTCAGAAATGGGCGCATCGAGGCGCGGCAGATCTTCGGCCGGCGCGGCGGGTTCGTCAGGCGGGGCAGTTTTCACGAACTCGCCGTACAAATTGACGTGCGCGGCTTCGCCCGGGAACGGGCTGAATGTCATCACGGTGCGCCGGACCGGGCAGGGCTCGACCAGGATCGGGGCGAACCGACCGCCCGGCGCTTTCCACCAATACCAGCCAGGCTCGGTGACCTGGTCGGCGTTGAGTAGGGCGGTCATGGCGATACCTGCTGATCGTTTCCGGAAGCGGTCGGCGACGACGAACCCAATGCTGCAGCAATCTCGGCCTCTTCAAAAACGTCAGGGCGTGCAAGCTTAAGAAACTTTAGCTGCGCTCTGGGAATTCCAGTTTTTCGCCAATCCGAGACTGATGGCGGCTTAACGTCGCATAGGCGGGCAGTCTCGGATGTGCCCCCAAGCCGGTCGATGATGGTGTTCGCGAGTAGAGTATCCATGCGCCTCATTTTAGGCATGCCTAACTATTCACGCAAGATAATTTTAGGCTTAACTAAACAGAAAACATTTAGGATTGCCTAATGTCTAACTGGAAAAAAAGATTAAAACAGGCGCGCGAAGCGAAGGGGTTAAGCAAAACCGCCTTCGCTAAAGCCATTCCCGTTTCCAATCCAACAGTTACTGACTGGGAGAAAAGCGTCGAAGACGGAGGGATCCATGAAATCACTGGGCCTAAACTCATTAAGGTATGTGAAGTTCTGGGGATCAGTGCTCAGTGGCTGCTACATGGAACCAGCCAAGGACGAGATACTTCTCTCCCAAGCAGGCAAACCATTGACGTGAACGTGGAGCCAGGGCCCGACCTTAGAAGAGAAAGAATGTATCCGGTGATATCTTGGGTTCAAGCAGGGAAGTGGACTGAGCTTTGCGAAAACTTTGAGCCGGCCGAATCGACTGAGTGGCGGTACTGCCACAAAGACTTGGGGAAGTGTGGGTATGTGCTGCGAGTTAAGGGCCATTCCATGACCGCGCCGCAAGGGCAGCCATATAGTTTCCCAGAGGGGATGCTGCTTTTCGTAAATCCTGATCAAGAGGCGCTACCCGGCAAGTTCGTCATCGTCCGCAGAGACGCTACCAACGAAGCGACCTTTAAAAAATTCGTGCTTGTAGATGGAGATCCTTATCTTGAGGCGCTCAACCCAACTTGGCCGAACGTTTACATGAAATTTGAGCGGACAGACAAGATTTGCGGCGTTGTCATGCATGCCGGTTTTGACATGCCATGAGGATGGCTTTTTCAAAATACAAAGAATTGGCTGAATTGTAAACTTCCTGCATAGAGCTTAGAATGGATAAGAAAAATCACGTCCCCCCTCGTCCAGCCCCTGCACCTCCGCCACCCAGACCGTAGATGAAACCGACACGCTTCGATAGCCTCTTTGCCGCTTACTACGGTCGCCGCTTCTCAATGGTGGAAGCGAGGTTATGGGGTCGAATATCTTTTTTATTTTCTTTTGTTGAAGCTGTAACTGGAACAGTCGCGTTCTCAGCATGGCTATCAAAGAGCCCCGACCTCGCATCAACCATGGGCTTAGTCATCGCAATATCGGTGACAGCAAATCAAGCGATCAAGCCAAAGGAGAAATCCATGGCCCAAGAATTCATGAAGCAAAAATTCGGTGCGATTATTGAGGATGAGTCAAAACTGTCCGATGACGAACTTGCGTCACGAGTTGCGGCGCTTCAAAACGAGCCCGGATCTGAGATCGAGGCACTTCGCGATCCAGTCTATGTACAAACAGCACAAGAATTAGGGTGTAGCCACGCACCCATCCCGCTTACCTTTTGGCAGAAATTCATCAACGCGATAGCCTAAGCCAAAACGAAGCATCCCGAATCCTCGCCCCCCCGCTCTCTCTTCTGCCCCGCACGTCGGGGCTTTTTATCGTTCACACCTCAATCGATCTCCCATATTTAGGTTTGCCTAAAATATTCCTTGACGTCTTAATTAGGCATGCCTAATATAAGCGGCATGTAGGCACCAAATGTGAACCGACCACCGGGAGATTCCATGCAGCAAACCATCCAGATCAAAGGCACCATCTGCGTCAGCAGCCAGCACGGCCAATTCATGTTTTTCCATGGCGATGTCGACGGCGGCGATTACGGCTACATCCCAGTCTGCAAGCACACCATCGAGCTGCCGATGCCTGCCGACTTCCATCCTGCTGTCGCCGAGGCGGCCGCGCTCGAGCGGAAGCTGAAGGCCGTCGAGAGAGAGCACGCCCACCAAGTGCGCACCATCAAGGACCGTATCGCCAGCCTGCGCTGCATCGAGAACTCGCCGACAGAAACGGCATGAGCCGTATCGACTCCGCCGCTGAGCTTCACAGCGACCGCCTCTGGGACGAAATCTGCCGCGAAGAGGAAGAGGCGCGCGCCGCGGAAGAGATGGGCATGACCGTGCAGCAGCTGCGCGACCACATCGAGCGTGAGCGCGGCGAAACGGCGATCGACGCCTTCGAATGCGACCGAATTTTTCAGGACTGACTATGAAATTCATCATCAAGATCAAGACCTCGACCGGCGTCTATTCCCGCGTGGTCATTGGCAGCCGCGACATGCTGATGGATGCGGCATACGACGACGGCGCCATGGGCGTCACTCTGCTCACGCTGCCATGAAAGTCTTTTATTTCTACTGCTTTTATCGCTCAAGTAGCTACGGCCGCCGCGAGTCCCTTCAACGCTCTTGGAGAAATCGTAAATGAATAGTTTGGTTACTCAAGGGATCGCGCACCCTCCCGGTGGGATGCACGATTCCAGCGCCACCGCCTTGGTTCTAGATACTGGCAGCATGGACAGCATGATGCGCCTCGCCGAGATCATGGCAAAAGGCCGTTGGACCATGCCGAAGGAGTACAACGATTCTCCGGGCGACTGCCTTGCAGTCATCATGCAATCGATGCAATGGAAGATGAATCCATACGCGGTCGCGCAAAAGACGCATTTCGTCGGCGGAAAGATTGGCTATGAAGCGCAGCTTATCAACGCGGTCATCACTTCGATGGCGCCGACGAAAGACCGACTTCACTACGAATGGCTGGGTGACTGGGAGAAGATCCTCGGCAAGTTCAAGGAACTCGAAAGCAAATCCAAAAAGGATGATTTCGGGCGTGCGGTGAAATACCGCGTGCCGGACTGGGATCTGAACGACGAAGCAGGCCTCGGCATCAGGGTGTGGGCCACATTGAAAGGCGAAGATGAACCGCGCGAACTGGTTTTGCTCATGGCCCAAGCAAGAACCCGTAACTCTACGCTATGGGCTGATGATCCTCGGCAGCAGCTTGCATACCTCGCAACGAAGCGATGGGCTCGCCTTTACACCCCGGACATAATCTTAGGCGTTTACAGCCCCGATGAATTGGAAGAACCTCCGCCGCCCGCCAGCAAGCATATGGGCGACGCGCAGGTCATTCATACCGACAAGCCAGAGCTCCCCTCATATTCCGAGGAACAGTTCGCCAAGAACCTGCCGGCCTGGAAGGAATTGATCGCCAGCGGCAAAAAGACGCCCGATCGAATCATCGCTACGGTGCAGAGCAAAGCCTTACTAAGCGACAGCCAGAAAGACCAGATTCGCGCGCTTGCCGCTGCGACTGTCATTGATGCTGCTACCGGTGAAGTCCACCAGCCTGTTCATGACATCCACCCGCTGGAATCGCAGATGAACGGCGCTGAGGATGAAGACACCCTGTGCCTGCTGGCCGACCAGATTCGCAGCATCGATAACGAAGCAACCGCGCAGCACCTGCGCGGAATCTACCAGGCCAACCTCGATCGACTGAACAGGAGATAACACGTGCAGACTCACGATCTCGTTCAAGGCTCCCCGGAGTGGGATACCTTCCGACTCAATCACTTCGGCGCCAGCGAAGCCGCGGCGATGCTCGGCATCTCCACCAGGGTGAAGCGCTCGGAGCTGCTCCACATGAAGCACACCGGGAACGCAAAAGAATTCAGCGACTGGGTGCAGAAAAACATCCTCGATTACGGTCACGAAGTCGAAGCGCTGGCGCGGCCGCTGGTCGAGCAGATGATCGGCGAGGATCTCTATCCGGTCACGTGCTCGAACGGCGGGCGACTCTCCGCATCCTGCGACGGCCTGACCATGGGCGAAGACATCGCGTTCGAGCACAAGCAATGGAATGCCGAGCTCGCCGCATCCGTCGCCTCCGGAATTCTCCCGGAAGAGTACATGCCGCAGTGCCAGCAGATCCTGCTGGTCACCGGTGCCAGGAGGCTGATTTTCGTCGTATCGGATGGCACCAGATCGAATATGGCGTTCCTGTGGGTGACGCCCGATCTCGGCTGGCACGAGCGCCTGGCCGCAGGGTGGGCGCAGTTCCAGAAGGATCTGGAATCCTACGTGCCGCCGGACGTGCCAGTCGAAGCGGTTGGCCGCACGCCGGAAACTCTGCCGGCGCTGCGCATCGAGGTCACTGGCATGGTCACGGCCAGCAATCTCACGCAGTTCAAAGAGCATGCCCTTGCGGTCTTCGGCGGGATCAACCGGACACTGAAAACCGACCAGGACTTTGCCGACGCGGAGAAGACTGTGAAATGGTGCGGCGACATCGAGGAGCGTCTCAAGGCGGCGAAAGCGCATGCCTTGAGCCAGACCGAAACCATCGACGCGCTGTTCCGTGCGATCGATGACATCACGGACGTAGCGCGCAGCACGCGGCTGGAGCTGGATAAGCTGGTGAAGGCTCGCAAAGAGCAGGTCCGGAGCGAAATCCTGAAAGAGGGCGTCGATGCGCTGCACGCGCACATTGCAAGCCTGAATGAGCGCATCGGCAGGCCCTACATGCCGTTGATACCTGCGGATTTTGTCTCCGCAATGCGGGGCAAGAAAACCGTCGCCAGTCTGCGCGATGCCGTCGCCACCACCCTGGCAAACGCGAAGATCGAGGCGAATGCGCTTGCGGATCGGATCGACGTCAATCTGAAAGCGCTAATTGAGCAGAGCGAAGGCTATTCGTTCCTGTTTCCGGACATTCCGCAGCTGGTGCGCAAGGCGCCGGAAGATTGCCGGGCAGTGGTTACCGCGCGAATCAGCGAGCACAAGGTGGCCGAGCAGCGCCGGCTGGATGCCGAGCGGGACCGCATTGCCGAAGAGGAGCGCCAGAAAGCCGAAGCCCGGATTCGTGCTGAGCAGCAGGCCGCCGCCACAACACAAGTCGTTCAGCAGAAGGAAGTCACCATTCCATTTTCGCCGGTAAACATGCCGCTGCATGCCGCCGCACAAGTCAGTCATGCGCCAGCGCAGGCGCGTACGCCGACCCTTCGCCTGGGCCAGATCAGCGAGCGCCTCGGCTTCGTGGTTACGGCGGATTTTCTCGGCACCCTGGGCTTTCCGCCGGCGGCCACTGACAAGAGCGCAAAGCTTTTCCATGAAGCCGATTTCCCACGCATCTGTAACGCGATCGCGCAGCACGCTCTCGCAGTTGGCCGCCGCGTTGCGGAGCTGGAGCCAGCGTAAGCCTGGCAATTCCCATTCGATGTAATTCCGTCCAACCCCTACCGTCCGGAGTAACGATGTTTGAACTGCCCAAGCAAAAAGTAAAACTGGCGTCAGTGAATCCGCGCGCCGAGATTCACGGCGAAGAGAAGAAGCCCGCCTTCGATCTGAAATTCGAAGCGTCCTGCGCGAATGACGTGCTGATCTATTTCCATGCCGAGCTGCGCAACATGCTGTTCAAGAAAAACGATTCGCCCGACTTGGTTGATCAGGCTGAGACCGAGGAGGAAAAGGAAGCGCTGACCGTGCTGCGCTTCTCGAAGCTCGGCGCGCTGAAATGGGATTGGGAAGGCGTCGGCTATACCGTCACCGTTGATTACGGCTTGGGCGGTCCGAGCGACATCAAGCTCGGCGATTGCAAGATTGACGGCTTCAGATTCTCGCCGCAGAACGGCGGCAGCGTGCTGGTGGTGTTCCGCGTGATCTGCCATCCGGAGCGCGATGATGTCGGCCGGCTGTGCGAGCTGATTCAGCGTGAGATCGAAATCACCGTTACGCCGCCTGAACCGACCAACGTCGGCGAGCTATTCAAGGACGCCGCTTAGGTATTGGGCTCTTCCGGCGAAGTCGGACTAGGACTGTCATCGGGCCGCTCTTCCGCATCTGGAAAGTGCTTTCCGAACAGTGAAACGTCGTTCTTCGGATCCTCGGCCCAGGCTATTGCTTCCGCAAGCCTGGTGCCGCTTGAAAACATATAGAACTTGCCGCCAATTCGGCCCGTGAAATGTTGAGACATGACGTTCCTTCCCAAAAATAGAACGCTACGCCCGATTTACGTCGCTGTCCTTACAAAAACGCAGCCACTCCACAATTTAAGGAAGCACTTTGATGCCAATCAAGCCTGAAAACAAGCATCGGTACCCGCCGAACTGGAAAGCGATTCGCGAGCAGGTTCTTGTTCGCGCCTGCCAGCGTTGCGAGTTCTGCGCCGCCCCGCAATACGGTGTCGGTCAGTGGATCGATGATCGTTTCCTTCTCGCGGCCGGCAGTGCTTTTTACGACCAGATGCAATACGCCTTGGTGCACTCCACGGCTCGTGAGGCGGCAGATCACTTGAACGAGACTGAACAGCCGACACCGGCTTACATCGTGATCGTGTTGACCATCGCGCACCTGGATCACACTCCGGAGAACTGCGATCTGGAGAACCTACGCGCACTCTGCCAGCACTGCCATTTGCGGTATGACGCGCAGCATCATGCGAAGAATGCCCGAGCTACGCGGCGGGCGAGGTTGGCTGTTGGTGAACTGTTTGATGGAGATGAGACGTGATGGCCGTCGAAGGTTTAATGCCTACCTATTCCAACCATACATTTAATTCTTGCAGCAGTGAGAACGCCAGACACATAGGTCAGCTCGTTTCGTGCGTCATTCCAGATGTCCTTTCTCTCACTGGGAAGAATTGGACGCCTGTGATAGGCAAACACGATTCTCGAGAATTTCTCCTTCTGCATTTCAATTTTCTTTGCAGCAATTGCCAAATGAGCAGAGTCATTCTCAAGCAAGGCGATCAAAGTTCGCATTTCATCTGGTTTCCAAAGGACCAATTCGTCCAATCTCTCACCAAATGCGGAGGTGATCTCTCTGAAATTTTCAGACGGTGCTTCTCCATCGAGATCTCGAACAACGCTCTTGATACAGGATTCGGCATCTATAAGTCTTGGCAACAACGCGGCGGCGGATATCCTGGCAAGCTGCATTTCTTCGCGATGGCGACGGCGTGTCTCTGCAGTAGCCAAAATGACTGTGCCGATCAGCGTTCCTACCGTGCCAATCGCGCCGACCCAAGTACCCCAGTCCGAGGCATCCATTTTAATTCGGCTATTGATCAGAACGCATATCAAGATCGTCGCAACAAGCATGAAGCAACCGGCGACGATCCTTTCCAAGATTGTGAATTTCAAATTTTCTCCCTGTTTTTTGGAGAAATCGTAGCATGAACCTGCAATTGGACATCTTTGCCGACGGCGCCTTGGATTATGTAGATGTTTTCGGAATTTGGATTACAAATAGAGTCGCTTGGGCCGAAACCATCCAATCCTTAATATGCTTTCGCCAATCCAATCACTATGACAACGGCTGCTACCAGAAAACAAAGCAGACTCATTGTAAGTGCGAAGAGCATGTTCACAATAGCGTATTTTCTGGATGGGTGTCTTATGACGTTCGCCATGATGCCGCGGGCGTGGACCATGAACACGGCCCAAGATGTGACTGCCCCGAGAAGGAAAATCGAAAGCGCTACAAGAGAATATGTTTTGAACTGGGTGAACTCGCCTTTTCCTATCAAGGCCTGGATGAATGCAAGCATCGCCGCGACACCCCCGCTATTCAGCACTCCTACTCCTTTGGCGCATTCAAGAAGAGAAGCATGCACCTTCTCCTCCTTCTTAATCATGGATTCAAGATATGTCTTCTGCTCTTCAGGAGGCAAACTAAGGTACTCGTTTTCGGCGTCTTTTATATCGAATTTCATACTTTCTCCCCTATAAGAGAAATCCTAGCATGAAGGCCGAGCTCACTACAGGCGAGATCGTGACGCTCGCAAAGGAATGCGACTGCCCGCACCACAACGAACCGCACTGGGTCCACGTTGATGCGACTTGGCGCAAGCGTAACGACGAGACGCTGCGGGCCACACCATTTGCGCGCCGGTATTTCGCGATGGGCGTGCATCACAAGGAGGAGCAGATCCGAATCGCGCGGAAGCAGTTTGAAATGAAGCACCGCGGCATTGTGCGGTTAATCCGGGAGCCGTCGGATGAAATGACGCCGGAACAGCAGGCGAGGGTAGAGCAGGACTTCGCGCACCTGGTGCACTCAACGAGTGCGGAAAAAATGGACATGGGAGAGAGGGCATGAACCATCAACTCGATATTTTCGCCGCCGGCGCCCGTCGTATGCAGATGACCGAGTCGATAGAGCTTACGGTCCAGTCACTGCAGGCATACGGGGAAAGCCACGATCACTGGGGCATTGCATGGTCGGGAGGAAAAGACAGCAGCGCGACACTAACGCTGATTATGCACCTGCTCGACACAGGGAAGGTCAAACGGCCGAAGACGCTTACCGTTTTCTATGCCGACACTCGGCAGGAGTTGTTGCCGCTAGCCGCTGCAGCGCGCCGGATTATGGACGAACTCGAGGAGCGCGGCATTCATGTTGAGATCGTTACGGCGCCGATGGACAAGCGTTTCATGGTTTATATCCTTGGCCGCGGGGTTCCTCCGCCAAATAACAACACGCTCCGGTGGTGCACCAGGCAGATCAAGATCGATCCAATGGAACAGGCGCTGCGGGATCGCCTCGATCAGCTCGAAGGCAACATCCTGATGATCACTGGCGTCCGCCAGGGTGAGAGCGCGATCAGAGACCGTCGCATCGAAATGAGCTGCGGGAAGGATGGTGCTGAGTGTGGCCAAGGCTGGTATCAGCAGATCCTGCCAAACGCAAAAGGCCTGCGCGGCCGGCTTGCCACCCTGGCGCCGCTCCTGCACTGGCGGGTGTGCCACGTCTGGGAATGGCTCAAGCATTGGGCGCCGGCGGCGGAATTTGGTGACTGGAGCACCGCGACGATCGCGGACGCCTACGGCGGCGACGAGGCGGAAGAGATCAACGCCCGGACCGGCTGCACCGGCTGCCCGCTGGCACAGGAAGATACCGCGCTCGATACGATCCTGCTGAATCCGCATTGGTCATACCTGCGCCCGCTGAAAGGGATAAAGCCGCTATGGCGCGAGCTCCGTGAGCCACAGCATCGACTCCGGAAAGCCGGCTTGGAAATCCTGAAGGATGGTAGCTACGCGAAGAACCCGCAACGTATGGGACCGCTCACGTTCGATGCCCGTTTGATGGGACTCGAACGCATCCTCGGAATCCAGGCAGAAGTCAACGCTGCGGCTCGCGCCGCTGGCCGGCCACAGGTCGACCTTATCAATGGAGAAGAGGAAGCGCGCATCCGTGAATTGATCTGCCTGGAGACGTGGCCCCAAGGCTGGGACGGCGACGAGCCGATCGCTGACACGGTGATGGATATTGTTTATCAAAATGGCGCAGTTCAGCCGCGCTTGTTCGCATAGGTGAGTATTTACGGGAACATGGAGATAAAGAGCATGAGCACGCAACCTAAGCTGGTCCCTATTAAACAGTGGGCGAGATCGATCTTCGGCGAGAATGCCCCGCATCAAAATACGCTGCAGCGCTGGGCAAATAATGGGAACATTTCACCTAGAGCGACTAAGGTCGGAAAGAATTGGTTCGTTAAACCTGACGCAGAATATAAGGTCCGCTGATGAATGCACGGCGCCGTAATCCAAAGAAGAAAAACTGGCCCGAAAATCTTACTGCAAAGATGATGGGTATTTCTGGTACCGGAATCCTATCACCGGAAAAACAAAGGGTCTTGGCCGAAACAGGGCTGAAGCATTCGATGCGGCAGACGCGGCGAATGCCGTCGTTGCATCGATCCGTGCCACGCAAAAGGCAGCTAACCTGGTCGAATGGGTGAGGGGTCAAGTCGGCAAAAAGCTGAGCGAATGGACCGCAGAGTATTTTGAGATCTTCCTCAAAGAACGAAACCCTGCAAAGAATTCGATCATTCAGATGAAATCGAATATCCGTTTCATCAAAGCCTCCGCCTTCGCAGAGAAGCAGATCGATGAGATTTCCACACTCGATGTTTCCAATTTCTTAAAGGAGACCGAGAAGAATCGTGGCCCCGGAGCTGCGGCGCAAACCAGGGGAACACTTCAGGATATTTTTCGGGAAGCGGAGGTGTCCGGCTTGATAGGGGCTGGTAAGAATCCAGTCACAGTTACACGCGCAGCAAAGCAGATTGTCAAACGCGATCGCCTGTCACTTGAGCAGTTCTTGGCTATTCGCGAGCATGCTAGTACATGGCTGGTGAATGCCATGAACCTCGCCTTACTTACTGGGCAGCGAAGGGAGGATATCGCAAAGGCGATGTTCGCCGATGTCAAAGACAGCTTTCTCTACGTTCAGCAGACCAAGACGGGTGCTAAGCTGCGCTTGCAGACATCCTTGCGTTTGAACGCGGTCGGGCTCTCGCTCGACGACGTGATAAAGCAATGTCGGGACAAAGTTGTGAGCAAGTACCTCATTCATCGCACCACCTCAACGCTTAAAGCAAGAGCCGGATCTCCAATACCGCTCTATAAAATTTCGGATGACTTCGCGGCCGCACGCGAAAAGGCAGGCGTTAAACCTCAAGAAGGTAAAACACCACCATCCTTTCATGAGATTCGATCGCTTGCAGAGCGGCTTTATGACAAGGAATGCGGGCCTGGTTTCACTCAAAAGCTCCTTGGTCACAAGAGTGCATCTATGACTGCGGTCTATCACGATTCTCGAGGTTCTGAATGGACAGATGTTGCGGCTAATTAGATGAATTTTGGACGATTTTAGACGCACCTTTATAAATCAAAGACTTACACGATCCCTATATCCATGGCCGGTATGTTGGGCTCAACGGAGAGATCGATGCCAGCGGCGCGACAGGCGGTACGATCGCTGTGACAGCGCATAACGCAGACTTGTGGGGCAAGGTCGATGCGCAGGGCAAAAGCGGCACGGGCGGTCAGGTCAGCATCGACGCGGCAGGCAGCGTGATGCAGACGCGGGCCAGCGTAATGAGCGCGAATGGCGAAACGGATGGCGGAGGCATCACGCTTCATGCGGCGCAGTCAGGTGAAGGCAGTGTGATTCTGTCCGGTCGCTGGATAGCCGACGGCAAAACCGGCGCGGGCGGCAAAGTGGATGTCACTGGCCGCAATATCAGCCTGCTGGCGGCGCAGGTGAAAGCCGATGGCAGTGCCGGCGGCGGACGGATCCGTATCGGTGGCGAATATCAGGGCAAACAGCAGGAACTGCCAAACGCTACGATGACGACGATAAATGCGTCAACGCTGATCTCGGCACGCGCGACAGGGCGCGGCGATGGCGGTGAGGTAGTGGTATGGAGCGACGAGAAGACGCTTTATAGCGGCAGAATCGATGCGCGCGGCGGCGAGCAGGGCGGTGACGGCGGCCGGGTGGAAGTATCCGGTAAACAGTTGGGCTTCGGGGGGAATGTCGATGCTGGCGCTGTCGATGGCCAGCCAGGTCGTTTGCTGCTGGACCCGAAAAACATTGTGGTCGATGAAAACGCGGGAAACAGCATCGGACTGTCCACGTTATCCATCCTCAACCCGAATGAAATCGCTGGCGGGAAGTTTGTAGAAAAATCTGCTATGGCAACCGTTTTAAGCAATAGCAATATCGTTGTACGAAATCCCAATGATAGTTTCGTCGCTGCGAAGGCAGGAGTGGTTTATCTGGTAGACGGCACTGACGGGGGGATAATTTCCACTTTGCGCGGGAGTAATGCATCGGACGAAGTAGGTAGCAGAGATACTCTCGTTCTCGCAAATGGCAATTATGTGATCGTAAGTTATTACGGCGGCAAAGGCGCAGTGACATGGGGTAGTTCGAGCAGCGGAATCAACGGAGTTGCGACTAGCGAAAATAGTCTGATAGGTAGCGTCAGCGCAGACCACGTAGGCACTGGCGGTGTATATCCTTTAATCACAGGGCATTATGTAGTGAGTAGCCCTACTTGGACAAACGGCACAGCGGTGAATGCTGGTGCGGTGACTTGGGGGAACGGCAACATCGGAACAACTGGCCTAGTCGGTTCGCACAACAGCCTAGTTGGCACGACAGGCGGAGACAATGTGAGCGGAGAGAGCTTCGACGAATTCAATACGTATTATCCCGGGGTCATAGCTTTGTCCAATGGGAATTATGTCGTGCGAAGCTCAAATTGGCGAAATAATGGGATTCAATATGCCGGGGCCGTAACCTGGCGCAGTGGCACAGACAGCAACGGCGCCATCGTCGGTAGTCATAATAGCCTGGTTGGCAGCACGACGGGCGATATGGTTGGCTCAAAAGGCGTCATCGCTTTACCAATTAGCTCCAATTATGTCGTGATAAGTCCGCAATGGAACAATAACGGATTAGCTTTAGCTGGAGCAGTTACATGGGGCAGCGCCACATCCGGCGTCAGCGGAAGCATCACCAGCGACAATAGTTTAGTCGGCAGCACAGCGAATGACAGTATCGGGGCAAAGGGCGTAACCGTCCTGACAAATGGCAATTATGTTGTGTCGAGCCCTAGTTGGCAAATTGGTAGCGACGTTGCTGTCGGCGCGGCAACCTGGGCAAATGGCGCAGTCGGTGTGCATGGCAATGTAAACAGCAGTAACAGTCTAGTTGGCAGCCATGCCTATGACAATGTAGGCTCAGTTGTGTTACCCCTTGCCTCGACCAACGGTCATTATGTTGTTCTAAGTCCTAACTGGCGAAGCGGGACAATCGCGAATGCAGGCGCAGCAACGTGGGGAAACGGGGATACCGGAATAGCCGGGAAAATCGATGCCGGCAATAGTCTGATAGGCGACAAAGCAGACGACAAAGTGGGGTACCGTGGGACCGCGCTGAAAAACGGTAACTATGTAGTACAAAGCCCCTGGTGGGGCTATAACGGCAAACCTTCTGTCGGCGCGGTTACCTTAGGTAATGGATCCACTGGAGCAGTCGGAGCAGTGAGCCCGAATAATAGTTTGATTGGTAGTTCGGCAGGCGACCAGGTTGGCTTCGAAATCTTCCCGCTCGCTAAAGGCAACTACGTTGTGCGGACTGCGTTTTGGAAAAACAATGGCCTGAGCAATGCTGGCGCTGTGACATGGAGCAGCGATACCGTAGGAAAAGTCGGCGAAGTCAGTAGCGTTAACAGCTTGATTGGTAGTTCAGTTGACGACTTTGTCGGTATGTCTAGAATCAGCGGCAATATCGCTCCCGGTGTCGTCGCGTTGGCGAACGGGAATTATGTCGTCGTCAGTTCGAATTGGGATAATGGCGCTGTAACAGATGCGGGCGCCGTGACGTGGGGTAGTGGAACTGCGGGCATTGCGGGGATCATCCATGCAGGGAATAGCCTTGTGGGCAGCACGAGTGGGGATAAAGTCGGGTTTGGTGGAGTCACCGCTTTGGCAAACGGCAATTATGTCGTGAACAGCTATCTTTGGAATGATGGCAACGTGGCATCCGTAGGCGCTGTTACTTGGGGGCCCGGTTCGGCAGGAATAGTGGGAGTCATCAGCAGCAGCAATAGCTTGGTAGGTAGCCATGCAGGCGATAAGGTCGGAAATTTATTCTCGATTTCTTCCACTACCACGCCTGGCGTTTTCGTATCGGCCACTGGGGATTACCTGGTAAGAACCCATGACTGGGATAATGGTCTTTCGGCAGATGTGGGCGCGGTGACCTGGGGTAGTGGGACAGCCGGCATGAAAGGCGTTGTCAGCACCAGCAATAGTCTGGTGGGCAGTTCTGCCGGCGACCAGCTTGGTTCTGGAGGAATGCTGGCTCTACCTAACGGTAAATTCGCAATATTCAGCCCGAGCTGGGATAATCCATCTACGGCTGCAGTGGATGTAGGCAAGATCGATATCGCAACACCGATCCCTTCATCACCGCCCGGAAATATCAGTGAAGCAATGTATGCCAATGGTGCAGCCACCGATCTCAGTTTGACAACTGCTGCACTTACCAATGTGCTTAATACCGGTACAGCTCTCACGCTGCAAGCCAATAACGATATCACCATCAACAGCGCCATCGCGGCCAGCAATCCCGGCGGGAACGGCGGCGCGCTGACATTGCAGGCCGGGCGCAGCATCCTCGTCAACGCTTCCATCAATACCGGAAACGGCGATCTGCATCTCATCGCGAACGACAAGCTTGCGCATGGCGTCGTCGATGCGCATCGCGATGCCGGTGCGGCTGTCATTACCATGGCAAACGGTACGCAGCTTAATGCCGGCAGCGGCAATGTGCTTGTCGAACTGCGTGATGGCGCGGGCAAGACAAACACTGACAGCGGCAATATCGGTCTGCGGCAAGTCAGTGGGAATACCATCTCGGTATTGAACCAGGGACCGACGCCCGGATCGGGCGTAGTGCTCGATGGCGTATTGAGCGCCAGCGCAGGCACGGGCACGGCCATTGATATCGCCGGCAAGACCTTCGTCAATCATGCAGGTTCAACCGCTCTGCAAACAAGCGGCGGACGTTACCTGGTGTGGTCGGCCGATCCGGCGAACGATGACCGTGGCGGAGTGACAGGCGCATTCAAGCAGTACAACGCTGCCTACGGCGCTACGCCACTTGGCACGGGGAGCGGCTTTCTCTATACACTGGCGCCGGTCGTAACGGCCAGCCTTACCGGCACGGCCAGCAAGCAATACGACGGCGCAACGGCCATCAGCCTCGCTGGCAGAAATTTTGCTGTGGCGGGCACAGTCGATGGCGATACCGTCGAACTGAGCAGCAGCGGCGCCACGCTTGATAGCAAGCAGGTCGGCTCCGGCAAAACGGTCAGCGCACCGGGCCTGCAGATTGCCAGCGAGACAAATGGTGGCACGACATCCGTCTACGGTTATACGTTGAACACGACAAGCGCCAGCGGCAATATCGGCGAAGTCACACCGGCGATGGTGACAGCCACCGTCAATGCCGGCGACAAGGTGTATGACGGCAAGGCAGCGGTCACCTTAAGCTATGGCGGTTTGTCGAATGTGGTCGCTGGCGAGACTGTCACAGCTGGCGGTGCGGCCGGCAGCTTCAGCGACAAGCACGCTGGCACTGGCAAGACGGTGAACTACAGCGGTCTCACACTGAGCGGGGCGGATGCGGGTAATTATCAGCTGGCATCGACGTCGGGCACGACGACCGCCAGTATCAGCAAGGCCAGCGTCAGCGTCAGCGGCATCACGGCCGACAGCAAAACATATGACGGCACGGCGATCGCCACACTGGCCGGCGGTAGCCTTACCGGTGTCATTGGCGCAGATGCCGTCACGCTGATGACCGGTGCTGGCAGTTTTGACAGCAAGCATGCCGGTATGGGTAAAACCGTGACGTACAATAATCTGAGTCTGAGTGGCGCAGATGCCGGGAATTATGCATTGGCTTCGACAAGCGGCACGGCGACTGCCGATATCAGCAAGAAGCAGGTCACGGCGATGAACATTGCTGCCAGCAGCAAGCCCTATGACGGCACGACGGCGGCCATCCTGACGGCGGACCTGAGCGGCGCGATTGCCAACGACGCGGTGACGCTCGCCAGTGGCGCCGCCAGTTTCAACGACAAGCAGGTCGGCACGGGAAAGACAGTAACTTATGGTGGGCTGAGCTTGTCCGGCGCGGATGCAGCGAATTACGAGCTCGCGTCTGCATCAGGCACGACTACTGCTGACATTACCAAGGCAGTGCTTACCCCAGTTGTCGGCGGGGTCGATAAAACCTATGACGGCACAAATGCAGCCAGCCTGACCTATGGCAGCCTTGCCGTGTACAGTGGCGATGTCGTGACAGTCGATGGCGGCAGCGGTGCATTCAGCGACAAGCACGCTGGCACCGGCAAGACCGTGAACTACAGCGGTCTGATGTTGAGCGGTGCGGATGCGGGTAACTATCAGCTTGCATCGACGTCGGGCACGACGACTGCCAGCATCAGCAAGGCCAGCGTCAGCGTTAGCACCATCACGGCCAACAGCAAGACTTATGACGGCACAACCGCTGCAACCTCGACGGGCGGCAGTCTCACGGGCGCCATCAACGGCGATGCAGTCACCCTCGTACCCGGCTCTGGCGCGTTCGACAGCAAGCATGCCGGCACCGGCAAGACCGTAACCTTCAACAGTTTGAGTTTGTCCGGCGCAGACGCCGGAAATTATGCGCTGGTATCTTCCGTGGGCACGGCCAGTGCTGACATCGCCCGTCTCAATGTGACAGCCAGCGGTGTTACAGCCAGCAGTAAGACGTATGACGGTACCACGGGCGCCAGCGTGACAGGCACCATCAGTGGCGCTATTGCGGGCGACGCAGTCTCGCTGACGAGCGGCACGGCCAGCTTTAGCGACAAGAACGTCGGTAGCGGAAAGACAGTGACGTACAGCGGGCTCAGTTTGTCCGGTGCGGATGCGGCCAATTACAATCTCGCTTCTGCGTCGGGTACGACGACGGCCGACATTACGAAGGCGGCGCTCACGCCGACTGTCAATGCGAATGACAAGGTCTATGATGCCACGACTGCCGCCACGCTCACTTATGGCAGCCTTGCGGTGTTTGGCAGCGATGCCGTCACGGTCGGAGGTGGCACGGGCACGTTTAGCGACAAGCAAGCCGGCACGAACAAGACCGTGACCTACAGCGGCTTGAATCTGAGTGGCACAGACGCTGGCAACTATCAGCTGGCATCGACGTCAGGTATGACGACCGCCAGCATCGGCAAGGCCAACATCAGCGTGAGCAGCATGACGGCCAACAGCAAGGTCTATGACGGCACGACGGTTGCAACATCAACCGGTGGCAATCTCGCCGGCATCATCAGCGGCGATACCGTGACGCTCGTACCAGGCGCAGGCAGCTTTGACAGCAAGCATGCGGGAAGCGGCAAGACAGTCACTTTCAACAATCTGACGCTGTCCGGCGCCGATGCCGGCAACTATGCGCTGACTTCCCAGACCGGCACAGCAACTGCCGACATTACCCGACTCGGCGTGACCGTCAGCGGCATCACGGCCAAGAACAAGGTGTATGACGGTACGGCAAGCGCCAGCATCAGTGGCGAGGTCAATGGCGTGCTGACTGGCGATACCGTAACGCTGGCGACC